ACGTTTCTTTTGATTGACTTACCCCATGACTCTGCCATAGGTCTGTAGCCGATTGCTAGGTATCTGAAACTGTCTGCTGAGTGTGAGGACCAATCATGCCTAGGTCGTGAGCGCCACGTCTTACCGTTCTCATCATAATCACGGGAATAGTTAATCAGACAGTCAATACCCTTCTCGCACTTCTTCTCATCAAACCAACATCGGTCTAACATTGAACGAACTGCCTGAATACCATCGTCAATCATAAGCATAGGAGCAATCTCTACGTTTCTAATGCCTAGGCTATCTAATACCTCTAGTCTTGACTTACCTGAGCCTAGTTCTCTCACTCTTACGTCATGTGGCAAGATATGTTGCTCATAGATGTAACCTCTCTCTTGTAGCACTCTAGCATAATGGTCTAATCCTACACCTGATGCTTCATAGTGGTCAATGATGTGTATCTCTGTTCCGATGTATTGTGCAAACCATATAGCAGTTGAATCACCTACACCTAAATCCCATGCTGTAATGACAGGCTTATCTCTACTGTATCTAACTTTGCCTATCCTGTCTTCATCTCTTGCCCTACGCATCTCTGTCGTATAGTAAGAGCCTTCACTGAATATTAAGAATCCGCCTTCCCAAATATGGTCATACATATCAGGACGTTTCTTCTTGTCTTCTAGTCTTTGCTCTTCAAGCACACTAGGAAACCAAGGGTTGTCTGAGTAATTCATTTCACATATCTTTGAATTATCAGGAGTATTCACTCTAAAGCGTTCATGTGTTGCAGAATATTTTGACTCAGGGTTATAACTAATCCACACTTCTGAGCCTTCTTCTCTGACCGTAGGTATCAGCTTCATGTATGCCATATCACTCACACCCTCTGCTTCATCTACCCAAGCTAATAAGATACGAGCCTTAGACTTAATAGCATCAAGTGAACGTCTTAGTCCTACGAATGTATATGAGATACGACCATCTTTAGACCTGATGTACTTCTCGCCCACTTCATAGTAAGCCTCTAACCAAGGAACTGACCTAATTGCTGTCTTAATCTCTTCTAGTGATGAATCCTCTAATGAGTTCATAAACTCACGACCACATAGTATCTGTCCTGACCTGCCTTCTTTACCCCACTCATAACCACGTATAGCAGTCATTAATGCAAACGTTCTTGTCTTACCTGAACCACGTCCTCCGTAAGCAATGCGATATCTAGCATCACCTACAAATAGAGGCTTTAGTTTAGGCGGTACTTTAATCTGTGCTTTTATCTTCTTCGTAATCATCTTCACCGTAAGCTACAATTTCAATAACTGTTGGTTGCATTGAACCATCGCTTGACATTATGTCTGTTGCAGTCTTAGGAATAATCCCATGATTAGCACCTAATAGCAGTCCTGCCGTCTTCTCTTTGAGTGTGCCATTTAACGCACCATTCATTAGACTTCTGCCTTGTGCTGTCATTAAACCCCTGACGGTGTAGGAAAATTCGGGATAAATCTTCTCCCAATCATAGATAGTAGATGGACTCACCCCTAGTTCTATAGCTAATCCTTCTACCATAGGAATTACATCATGATACTTTTCAAGATGGTTCTGAATGTAGTCTGAAGTCTTCTCTATCATTCCTTCATTGTATTTAGTTGGTCTCCCTATTTTTAGGAAGTTATCTGTTTTCTTGGCTGTCATTAGTGACATCTCCTATTGCTTTAACTCGTTCTAGTCTTCTGACTACTTCTGCGAATGTTGAGAATATTTCCTCTTTTCTGAAGTTAAGCTGTAAGTCTTCAAACTCTACTACAAAACCATTAGAAACCTCTTTAATAATTATCCTAGCCATTAGTGTAACTCCATGCTTGTTTCTGTTGGAATAATAGGCATCTCTACATTAGCAATCATAATTTGTATTCCTGCGTTTGCTTCCTCTATAGTGATGTCGTTATCTTCAGATATAACAACTAGTGCTGAATAGTACATAGCCATTAGGTCTTTTTTGTTAATTCCTTTAATCAGATTAACAATCTCTTCTTCACTCATTGTCTTCTTCCCATAGTTCGTTATAAGGTTTAATTCGGTATTGCTCGTCTTCCAAGAACATAGGCATATCTAGGTCTTCCCAATGGCTAACGCTCTTATCGCAACAAAGTGTCTCTAGCTTCTGAATGGTGTAACCCTCAGCAAAGGCGTGTATAACTTCTGCGTGTATGTGTTGTGTCATCTCTTAATTCCCATTGATTCATAATACAGGTCTTCAGGTCTTGGGAGCATAATGCCATACTCGCTTACAAATATATCTATCTGCTCTAGGTAATCTTTAAACTCGCCCACCTTTAATTTAGTTGTGCTTCGTAACTCTTTGATAACACTAAGTTTTGTTGTAGTCTCAGTATAACCTAAGAACTTGTCTCTTAATATAGCATGTGTTTCGTCTTTAGTATAACCCAACTCTCCACCTATTACGCTTACCCACTCCCAATACAACCTGTTCTGCTTTACTGAGCGTGAGTCTTTATCATCTCTTATCTCTATGATAGCTTTGTCTGAATCAGGATACTCTTTAAAGTGAGCCTGTATCATTGATTCAAGTATGTGTTGCTTAGGTTTGGTTCTTTCAATAACTCGTTTCACATCAATCCCTTACTAACTAAAATCTCTTGTGTTCGTTTCATACCCATTAGGTGACTCAATAATAGAAATTCTTGTGAATAATCAGTTTGCTTACGCCCATCAAGAACATCATGACAAGAATGACAACAATAAGCACCATGGATATCAAGACACTTAGCGCCCATACCACCGCCATTAAGATGAGCCAACACCACTGTTTCATTATTAGGACCACCATAGCATCCATCTAGTCTGATAGTACATGCTTGGTTTCGTGCTGATTTAGTTATCTTACTCATTCATTCTTTCCTTGGCTATCTCAAAATACTTATTATCTAATTCAATACCAACAAAGTCTCTATTTAGTTTATTACAAGCAACCCCTGTTGTGCCACTGCCCATAAACATATCGCCAACAATATCCCCTCTATCTGTTGCAACTTTAATAAAGAACTCGGGCAAATAGTCGGGAAACACTGCGGGATGCCCTATATTTGCGTTAGACGAGCTACCTGTTAAAACATTACTAGGTCTAACCATGTCAGATGATATTCTCTTGGACATATTCATACCACTCCCGTTATTCACATTATGCTCACCTTTGTTCGCTCGTCTTTTCTCCGATTCTAACCACTTTGACTCTGATTTAATCAAGACATCATTAGGTTTAAACTTGTAATCTTTTGACTTGGTAAAGTGGTATATCCTTTCCCATCCATCTTTCAATCGCTTCTTGTTGCCTGTCGGAAATGGATTGGTCTTATTCCAAATAAACTCTTCAACGAATCTAAACCCAAGCACCTCAACCATGTGTATTACTAACTTATAAACATATAAATCACGCTGACCTTTTTCACAATGTTCTTTTATATTAAAGAACAAGCTACCGTCATCAGCCAATGTTCTTTTTGCCTCTGCAAGTATCGGTGAAATCCACTCTATATACTCGCTCGAATCTGCCCCGTTATACTCACGTTGCTTGGCGTAAGGTGGCGATGTAATCCATGCGTTAATAGATTGACTATGAAGTCCACCCATAACATCTAAACAATCTCCATGGAACAAGTGATTCATCACAATACGTTTATCTGCCAATCTATCATTGCTTCAATAACATCTGCCACTGAGTACACTACTTTAACCTCTCCACCTGCCTGTTCAATTCGTTCAATCATCTCTTTCTGAACAGGACTTAATCTACCTTTACGTGAGTCTGATGTTGCAGGTCTTTTAACCTCAAGGAAGAATGCTTGTCCTTCATGAATAATACATAGGTCTGGTATTCCTGCTTTTGCACCTTCTGCCTTTAACTTAGCAGCAACAATCTTGTTACGTTGTCCTCCATTCGGCACGCTGAAGTAGAGTACACCTCTAAGGTCTAAGTATTGGCAAATAGCGACTTGCACCTTATGCTCTAAATCACGCATTAATACGCTCCTTGGCTATATCAAAATAGTTGCTGTCTAGCTCAATACCTATGAATTTTCTGTTTAGGTTTTTACAAGCAACACCTGTAGTTCCACTGCCCATAGTAAAGTCTAAGACTATTTCATTTTCGTTGGTGTGACTCTTAATTAAGTATTCAAGTAATTCAATAGGCTTCTGTGTTGGGTGACTACCTCTAGCACCTTTCGCCCTGTTATTAAACTCTTGAATATTCTCTGGATTTTTCATGTTTGGGTTATACTCTATCTCTGTATTATTTCTCTGTATACCACCTATAACATCTGCCTTTCCTTCTGAATTATATTTGAAACCTGCATTTATTCTACTTTTGCCACTTTCCGCTCTTGGTTGCATTATTGGATAATAGTTCGCCTTCTTACCTGTTTTCGTAAACACACAAACATCTTCAATATGCTTCATTGGTTGATATTTAGCACTTGCAAAATTACTAGCAATTCGTTTTTTATAATACCACTGCCATTTGAAGTTCTGAATGTTTGAGCCAATTAACTCTGTTGTAAATGGCTGTTGTCCAAATAAAACAATAGGGGTATTTTCATCTTTTGCTAACCCTCGTAATCTTAACCACATATCATATAAATTTATAACGCTATCCCATTTACAAGCAGTAGTTCCATAAGGTGGGTCTGTAATAATTGCATCTACCTTAACACCATCAGCAATAAGCCTATCCATGACTTCTAAACAGTCACCTTTATATAAGTTCACTTAGCCTCTCTCAATAAATTATCAATAATCTCTTTAGCACTATCACAAGTGTGCTGCCTAACCTGTTTATCATCCATATGGCTAATCCTATCTAGTAATTCTTTCACACCAACTAATGCTGTGACACATTGACGTTTATTATGTCCGAACCACTTCATTTGATTGTGTTTGAATGTCCGCCACCACACGGTTTAAACATAGGTGTAGACATTATCTTTTTAGTATCTTTAGACTTACAGTAAGGACATGAGCCACTATTGTTTCGATGTTCTATAGAATTGCTCTTGGTATATCTTTGTAAGCATTCATTGCAAGAATAGTCGTACTTCATAAGTCTCTTTCCATCTCTAAATTAGTATCGTCATCTGAGTAATAATTAGACAAAGCATAAGTAATCAAATGTATACTTGGTGAGCCATTCTTAATTCGTTTATCTAAGCCTTGTACAGATATACCTAAGATGTCTGCTACCTCTTTATTCTGTAGTCCAAGTCGTTTAAATTCAGCCTTAATGTTATTATATTTTATAATCATAAGTTGTATTATATCATCCATAGTCTAATTAGAACAGTTGAATTAAGTATTTTTTCACTCTAACCTAACAGCGCTATCGCTTGTTGGACACTCTACGTTTGGCTAACGCCAAGCCTCGATGTCAGTAGCTATTATTGCCTTTAGGCTCTCACGCCCTCGCTACGCTCAGTTGCAGAATCAAGATTCTTTTTTAAGAGCAAGAGCAAGAGCATCATATTCGGTTAAGTTATCTAGTTGAGGAAGTTGGGGCGAAGAAATCCCTACTGAAATTCAATTAAGAAAATCAGTAGAGAGATTCACATTCGTATAAAGCACCTAAGCCGTATCATCGTATGGTCACACCTATTACAGTTATGTGACTCAGAGTTCATCGCTACCTTGTACAGGCACTCACCCACTATAACTCTGCGCTAGGCTTAATAAACACTCCAAGGGTTTCCCACAATATAGAGTTCGTAAGGTTATCGTATATAGAGGCGTTTTCCTACCCATGACAATAACCACAGCCTAACATCAATCAATAGCATACACGTTTGGTGAATCTCTTTTTTATTATTCAGGTGTGAGTGAAACCGTTAGGTCAGACATATCACCTGTCGTGTCGGTGACGTTGCCAAATAGGGAATATATGATATAATCTATCCCATGGTGGCGCAATCACCTAATTTTAACCCTCGATTGATTCTAGTCTTTCGGGGGTTTTTTTGTATCTGATGAAAATTATAAACTAAGTTATTTATCTTAGGGAATTAAATTAATTGAAAAAATAGTTGAATTAATGCTTGACTTCTTAAACTATAGTTGTATAATAGACCCAACACCAACAAAAAGAGGTGTTACTTTTAAACAAAACGGAGATACAAAAATGAACAACTTTAAATTAAACGCAATGGAATCTATGTTTATCAACGCTCACCTTAAACACCTTATTGAGAATGGTGCTGAGACAGCAGAAGAGTTAATAAGTGATAACTATTCATGGGCATCAGTGCAAGACTACTTTGAATTATTTGAGACGTTTACAAAACAAACAATCGGTGGTTACTTATCATCGTTAGAGCAAAAAGGCGTGTTATGTAGAGATGAAGATGATGACAGAGGATTAACACTTTGGTTTATTACTGAAGATTATCTTGAATCAATGAATCCAACTCAGAAATTCTCAACTTTAAAGTCTTAACCAAACGGGGCGAAAGCCCCACTTAGGAGATTCTTATGAAACATTCAAAAATTGAATATTGGGATGATGAGCGAGATATTGGAAACGGTATTATCGTAACCCTACATTACGGTTGGTCGTTTGAATATAATTGCCATGAAGGGGTGGTAGGTTTTGATTTGGTCAAGGAAGCTGAATACGCTGTGAGAAACTTAACCTATCCATGCAACTGCGAGGAGTGTCGTGGAAGTTAAACCTATCAAGTCGTTTGAGACAAAACCGTGGTTGCTTAATCGTCACTACGCCAAGCGACTACCATCTATTAGTTATGCCTTTGGTCTGTTTGACGATGGCATGTTGGTTGGAGTTTGTACTTACGGCTCGCCTGCTAGTCCTTCGTTATGCGTTGGCGTTTGTGGTGAGCAATACCGTGACAAGGTGCTAGAGTTAAACCGCCTTGTAATAGACACTGACGAGCCTAACGGGGCATCTATTCTAATTAGTAGGTCATTGAAATTATTACCTAAACCTTCAATCGTTGTTAGTTATGCTGATACCGCCCAAGGTCATGTTGGCTATGTGTATCAAGCTAACAACTTTATGTACACAGGGGCTACAGCAGAACGTACTGACATGGGTGGAGAGGAGGGCAAGCACTCACGTCATGCCAAAGACCCAAGCATTAGAGTATTCCGCTCATCTAAGCACAGGTACATTATATTCACAGGCTCTAAGAGTCAAAAGAGGGTTTTACGAAACGAACTCAACTATGGCATTGAGGAATACCCAAAAGGCGAGTCTAAGAAGTATGATGCTAGTGGCTATGTTGAGAGCCAAGGAGTTTTATTTTAAATTAATTGAAAATAAAGCTTTACTTCTGAAACTATGGTGTTATAATATCACCATCAACCACACAAAGAGTTGATACTTTTAAACAAAACGGAGATACAAAAATGAGACAAGAAATCAAACAAGCATTTAAAAACGAAACTATTGAGAATGTTCAAGCGTGGGATATGGATTCTGGGAATGTACATTTCCTATCGCAAGAATTTGATATGTTTGTTGTAGAAACTGAAATGGGCAGAAAGGCATTTAAAACTTTCGATGGCGCTTTTAATAGATTCACGACAATTTCAAAAGGCATGGATATTGAGGTTATTTTGGAAAACTTTGACCATGTTGATATTGATACATTTTTAATGGAGGTAGCGTAATGGACACAAAAATCACATTTGGTGAATTTAAACAAAATATAGTAGAAGGTTTGGAAACTCTTGGTAAGCCTTTGTACATTCATAAGCCTTACGAGATTTTAAGTAAAGAAGGCTGTGTAATGACTGCGGGAACATTAGAAGAATTACTTAGGGATTTTATTACTAACTGTGGTACTTACGATAATTGTGTAATTCAAGCACGAAATACTGATTACCATGCTAACAACAACACGAGGGTAGCGTAATGGACACAATGACTAACACTGACTACCAAATCGAAGAGGACTATCAGACACGCTACGAGGCGTGTTACGACATAGCACTTAGCGAGTTCTACAGTTCAATCGAAGAGGACAAGCAATCATTCGAGCATTACTTAGATGACACACCTATTTGTGATGTTGATATTAAAAAGATTCTGCTTATAGGTGTTTGCTTTCAGATTATGAAAAAGAAGGCTGACTTTCACTACTCAGACGACTATGACCAAATCGACTATGACTTCACGAAAGAGTTGAATGCTGACTTATTAGATGCTTACGGATGGGAGTTATAACATGGGATATTTTAGCGACTTAGATATTGATGAGCAAGAACATAACGCTCACATACAAGACCAAGAACCCGACATGAAGGACTACATGAAGACTAAGCAATACGCTCAAGAGATGGACGATGCTTTCGGCAATCCTGTTC